TGGGTGTACGCGAAGATACAGCTTCGCTGGTCGACGGGAAGGGCGTCGGGATCAATTACTTGGCAGGAGATCAGATCGTTCCGATCAGCTGGCGCAATGGTGTGTTGAAAGAAGCGGCATTCGTCTCAGATCGAATAGTTGGCGGCAAAAAAGGGCAAGCCGTCAGTATGCACACAATTGACCCGATAACCGGATTATTCACGATAACGAGTCTGGCTTTGGACTCAGACGGCAAGATCGTTGGCGATCCGGTAACCGTGCATACAGGCAGCCCGGTTCCGTGGTTTGCGATCATCAGAAAAAGCGGCTACAACCGCTGGGATAGCGCGTCTCCGTTCGGGGCCTCGATTCTGGATGGAAACGAAGATGTGTTGAAGGGGCTTGACACGGCGTTTGACAACTTCATCGTTGACTTCATGTTGGGACGCAAGATGGTGTTCATGAACAGCTCGCTGTTCGAGAGGGATGATAACGGCGGGTTCGTAGCGCCACAGATGATGGGCACGCAGCTTTTCATCAACATCGGCGACAAGCTGAAGGGCGACTCGAGCATGCTGGAAGAATACAACCCGGCTTTGCGAGTGGCAGAGAACGCGGAAGGCGTACAGAAGATGCTCGATATCTTCAGCTTCAAGATCGGATTGGGGCGCGGCTATTACAAGCTGGATGAGAACAGCCTGGTCAAGACGGCTACCGAGTACACCGGGAGCAAACAGTTCCTGATCCAGAACGTGGCCAAAGAGATGATTGGGATCGAGCGCGCATTGAAGACACTGGTAAAAGCGCTGCTGTGGATCGGCGAGAATGTGTTGCATGTTCCGGGTGTCAAGGCAGACGCTGAAGTAAATGTGATCGCGGATGATGGCTACATCACGGATGAATACACGGAGCGGAAAGTGTGGCAGGAAGAGGTCGCCCAGGGGTTGAGGTCGAAGGCTGAATATCGTAAACGTTTTATGGGTGAATCAGACGAAGAGGCTAAGCTTGCGATTGGTAATATTCGATCAGAATCACCAGTGCTAACTGACTTACTGAGCACGCAATTGGAGAATGAGGAGAATGCATGAAAGATTATTGTCTTTACGGCACTGTCAGCGCACTGGCAGCGAGGTATGACAAAGTGTACCGCATAGTCGGTTATCGGAGGCAAGCATGACATTCGGCTCAGTATTCGGGCGCACGTTCAGCCCCACGTTCAAGCCGCACAGTCAGGCGGCGGCAGCAGCAGGGGGTTGGTGGCTATCAGGCGGTATTGCGGCGGCTAACTGCGTAGCGGCGTATCAGGCAAAGGGGGCGGCGAGTTTGGAAGCGAGTTATACAGATTTGTCAGGCAACTCTCACACGATTACGCCAGGGGCAACTGAACCATCTTGGGACACAGACGAAGGATGGTATGAAGGTGATGTTTTAGATACGGGCGTCAATGGTCAAACGAGCGATTGGACTTTAGTAATAACTATTTCTGGTATGTGGGTTGCAGCGAGTTTAATCTATTCTTCGACGACTTATCCACGATTTGGGATGGTTGTAAACGGTGCTCCACAGTATGTGTTTATGTGCATAAGCGACAACCAAAGATTGCACACGCAATATGTAACTTCAGCTAGAACTCTGGGATTGTCTGGCAAATATGGGTATATGAATGGCACATTAGTAAAAACAGATAATGGCGGAACTATTAGTGGGACTCCCACAATAAAAATAGGACCAGCAACTGCAGGGGGAACAAAACGCATACTTGCTGCAGCCATTTATAACAGGCATTTAACTGCGGATGAACACACCGCACTTTCAACCGCAATGAACGCACTCTAATCAATCTAATCGGAGGCAATAACTATTATGGCATCAGCATACATCGACATCTCAACATCAGCAAGCCGCATCTCGTCACAGGCTCGCTCGGCAATCGACTCGCTTCGGCGGGTCAAGGACGACTGGAATAACATCAAACTCATATTCGACCAGATTGCACTCGGCTCGGACTTTACCGCGCTGTCTGGCTACTTGGGCGTGAACGCGGAACAGGCGGAGGCAATCTACAACCTGTGGGGTTCGGCTAACTTGGAGTTACAGAACGCAACATTCATCGCGCAACTTTTATCACGTTGCGGTTAGGAAGGTAACCTATGGCAGTTATTACGCACTTAGAAACAGACACAGGCACGAATGTAGACATTAGTGCGGCAACCGCAGTCGGGGCTTATACCTCCACTGGCGACAAGCTCATCATGGTCGATGTGAGCATAGACGCGGTGGCTGGCAACGGCGACTATGTTATGTACGTCACGCGGCAGATAAACGGGGCTGGTTCGGCATACCGCATCCTGCCACAAACCACAATGACGGCGGCTTCAGGACTGACCGCAATCTCGGCACAGTCCGGCTGGATTACAGTCAGGAATGGGGATGTGCTGACCTGCTATGTGGACGGCTTGGCTGGCGACACTTCCACGCCTGACTGGACTACGAGATGGTTTGAGGATTCAGGCACGATTACGGGTGTTACGCTTGCCGATGATTCTATTACTGCCGCAAAGTTTGACGAATCAACCGCCTTCCCGCTCAAGTCTGCAGACACAGGCTCAACGCAGGTGGCAAGAGTCGGAGCTGACAGCGACACGCTGGAAACTTTGAGCGACCAGTTGGACAGTGTACAAGCTAAAACCAACCTGCTCGATGTAAGCGCGGTGACGGTCAGATCGGCAATTTCTGGCACGACAATCACCATCCTGAGGGGTGATACGTTTGAATGCAGCATCTCAGGATTAGGCTCATTGGCAAGCTATGCCAGTCTCGATTTTACGGTCAAGGCAAACAAAACGCAGGCAGATGCGGCCGCGCTTATTCGGATCAGACTGAACAAAACTGGATTGGCAGACGGCCTGCTGACATTGAACGGAGCAACCGCTTCAAACGCGGATGACGGCTCGATTGTGATAACAGACGAGGCGGCAGGTGACATAACCATCACGCTTGCGGCATCCTGCACGGATGACCTGACAACTGGCACTTACGTTTATGATATTCAGATGATTACGGCAAGCAGTGTAAAAACACTGACTTCTGGCAAGCTGGTTGTGAGTGCGGATGTGACAAGGCTGGTGGCATAAGCGGATGTTTTCCCTCAAGCGGCTTGAAGATCTGGCGGATGGAGTGGCTGAGCCGCTCTCTCTGCTGAATACGCGCGTGTTGGAGGCGTTGGGCAGGCGGATAGCCCTGGCAAGAAGCGGAAGGTTTGACCGGCTGAGCACCTTGACCAGCGCGGAGAAAGAAGCCAACGCACTTTACACCAGCATTCTGAGAGAGCTTGGTAAGACCTCCGCGAGCGCAGATGAAGTCTTCGCGGAGGCGGCAAAGATCGCTTACGAGAATGCTAACCGTTTTTATGCTGCCAGAGGAATCAAGCAGCTGCCGATCAAGTACCAGACGGGACTGATCAATTTCGTGTTGGGGGTGGCACAGACAACAAAACAGACCTTCACGAACCTCAGCAACAGCTCAGCAATAGGTTTTCGGGTGCTGAACGCGGATGGATCCGTGCGATATACGGGTTTCAAAGAGCAATATCTGCGATTGGTAGATCAGGCCATCGCCGAGGTGGCCACCGGGCAAAAGGATTATGGGAGCGCGTTACGCCATGCCATGAAACAGACGGCGGATAGCGGAATCAGGCTGGTGGATTACCAGAGCGGCTATTCACGGCGGTTGGATTCGGCTATGCGGCAGAGTGTGCTGGATGGGGTGAAGGACATTGCGCACGAAGTATCAAGGCGCACTGGTGAGGAGTTTGGCGCGAACGGGGTGGAGATCAGCGCGCATAATTATTGCGCTATGGACCACCTGCCATTCCAGGGGAAACAATTCAGCCATAAGCAGTTCGATGATGTGCAGAACAGCCTGCCCAGACAGTTTGGTCAATATAACTGCCGTCATACACTTTATCCGGTTATTCTTGGAATTAGCACGCCATCTTCAACGGATGAGGATCTGCAGGAAATGGCGGCTACTTCGACGGAGAAGCGGGTGTTTGAGGGGCGAGAGTACACGGGATATGAGGCCACCCAGCTGCAGCGCAGGCTTGAGACGGCGATACGGGCAAGTAAGGACCGGGCGGTGATGGCGAAGGCGGCCGGGGATGATCTGACACGCAGGGTGGAGCAGGCGAGGATCAACCAGCTGAAGGATAAGTACATCGATCTGAGCAAGAAATTTGGATTGCCGTATGCCAGTGAGAGAATGAGCGTTAGTGGGTTTAGGGCGGTAAAATCGACAGACAAAATCTTGTCTGAGATCGTTGAAAAAGGATATAATCCACGCAATATTATGTTTGATAACAAAAAAGTTAGGAAAAAGTATATCGAGAGTGTAAGTAATATCCCTAATCTTCTTGACAAAACTAAAGACCTTCAAGAGCAAGCTATTCAAGCATTTGATCTTAGAAATACTTACAGAACCAACGCTAGAAATGCGATGAAAGATCAGGAGACGCGATCTCTTTTAGATAAGGCAAGACCAAACCCAACATTTGAAGAAATGCTAAGACATAAGATGTTAGACAAAGGGCTATCACATGAGGATGCATTGCGTGATATAATTTTGTCAGCAACAACCACCAACAAGCGAGTGGATGATTTATTTGCAAAGGATTGAAAATGTATACCTATAAGGTTTATCCAAGAGCTAAAGCTTCTTTATTCAAGAAGACCTACCAGGCTTTGGAAAAAGCACTGGGCCTGAAAAACGGAAAAGAACTTTTAGATGTAGATGGCTCAGGGGTGAAATCCTACACATATCGTGGAAGAGATCTATTTGTGATCTTTGATGTTGATTATGATGCTATCTTCGTAAGATCTGAGTTGGACATTTCCTCTACAATTGATTCGTTAGGTTTTGCAAATAAGCACGAAAAAGTTCTCGCATAGACTTTGATATCAAGTCGACATAAAGCATAACGCCTCAATGATGGGGCGTTTTTGTTATGAATCGCGAGGGGATGGGGTAGAATTATAAGCAGTATGGGGCAGTCCTTCGGAAGGGAACTGTTCTCCAAAAATGGTTGTACGGGTTCGACTCCCGGCGGCTCCATACCCTTACAGTAATTTTACAAAACAGTGCTTGCAGTTTTCACTCTTTTACGTTATAACATATGTGGAGAACAGTTCTACCTGCACAACCAAATTGACAAATAAGCGCCCCTGCTTGCAACTTGTCAGCCCCGCCCCTTCAACAAGGGCGGTGTGCTTTAAGGGGGTGAAAGACGAATTTTGGATTACTTGCACATGGATTCAAAATGTGCTAACATTGACATACAAACGCACACGGATTGTCTGAATAAAGCCAATCCGTGGGGATAACAGCAGTACGCATAAGCGTCCCGCTCTTGAGATCAAGAAAACTGATCTGAGGAGTGGGCGTTTTTGTTTAACCATTTTTGGCCGACGGGCGATAAGCGGAAAGGATTTGAAATGACCGAAGACACTGAGAAGACTCAGGAAGCCACGCAGGACACTGCGGAAAAGCAAGACACTGCTACCACGCAGGAAAAGACGTTCACGCAGGCTGAACTTGACAAGGTGATCGCTGACCGACTCGCAAGGGAACGCGCCAAGATGCCACCCCAGGACAAGCTGAAAGCCTTCGAGGAATGGCAGAAATCCCAACAGACTGAAGCGGACAAGCAAGCGGAACGCGAAAAGGAATATGCCAGGCTGCAAAGCGAAGCAGAAAACTTGAAGCGCGAGAACCTTGCGATCAAAGCTGGGGTCGGGCTGGATGACGTGGATTACGTCATTTACAAGGTTGGGAAGATGGAAGGCGATTTTGGCGAGAACCTGAAGAGCTTTCTTGATGAGAACAAGAAGTACACCGAACCTGCGACCAAACAGGTGGCGGGTACGCAACATCAACCATCCAAGTCAGATGACGCGGGTGACAGAATCGCAGCTGCTGCCAGAAAAGCGGCAGGACTGTAACAATATGAAAGGAAACTAAAATGGCACAATCTATTGCATTAGCACAAAAATTTCAGCCTATTCTGGATGAAATTTACAAACGAGAATCACTTACCGCGCGCCTGGACGCCTTGACCAAGCCGGTCAACTTTGCCGGCGCGAATGTAGTGAAAGTGTTCAAAACCGATCCTATCGGCTTAGGTACTTACAGTCGTTCAAGCGGTTACCCTAAGGGGCAGATTACTGCCACTTGGGAAACGTTGACCCTTGCCACCGAACGCGGTCGGGCATTCACCATTGATCGCATGGATGATGAGGAAACTTTAGGCATGGCATTCGGAACTCTGGTAAGCGAGTTTATGCGCACAGAAGTTGCACCCGAACTGGACGCTTATCGTTTCAGCAAGTATGCCTCATGGGCTGGCATTAATGCCGCAACTCCGGCAACGTTGGATAGCTCAACTATTCTAACCGCCCTGGATGCTGCAAAATTTGCGTTAGACGAGGATGAGGTTCCACGCGAAGGGCGTATCCTG